GTGGGTGAACAGTTCGGGATGATTCTTCACACTGCCGATGGTGGCAAATGTTATCCGGCTTATCTCCTTTGAGTTAAAGGATGCAGAATAGATGCTGCAATCAAGAATACCGTATGAACAGAGTTTCTTGAAATTCTGTTCGAGTATTTCCTTCGAGGGCTGGAACACTAAGGTATGACCGTCAAGCCTTGCGGCTATATCCGCTATGATAAGCGACTTTCCGCTGCCCGTAGGCAAGACCATGATGGCGTTTGTTTTCTTCGCCTTGTTGTTGAAGAAAGAAACGGCTGCATCAGAGGATTTCTGTTGGTAATCACGTAGCTGATAAGTCATAGACCTTTCTCCTTTCTAAGTTTCTTATTCAGTGCCTTGTAATACTTGATTAGCTGCTCGTACTCAAAATCAGACATCTTGGTATTTGATACAGCTTTCACTTTCAGCAAGTCGAATTTCTGCTGACCTATCTTGGCTATCAGATTCACCCGATAGCCCTCCAAATGGTCGGCTTTGAAACGGTTACATGAGCGGCACTCGGCATGGCAATTATCCTCGTCAAACCGTGTTGCCAAATGCGTCCGGCTGAAATAGTGACCATTATCCGCTTGCGCAAACGGCTTTATCTGCCCACAAGAGATACAACGAAAATAACCGTTTGGCATACAATCACGAAGCCGGATAAAAAGGGAAAACTCCTTGTCGAGCTTAGCTTTCAAATCCGGCTTCTTCTTTATTGTTACCCCCGCTTTATCAAACAGAGGTAAAGGCTTGTCTTTCTTCTTAGCCTTTCGTTTTATGTAATATGGCATTATTTAAATCCCCATTCTTTCATGTAGTCAATGTTTTCAGGAAATCCCTCTACTGATTTAGGACTAAGGAATATTTTCTCACTCTTCAATGGAGTGCCTCCCCAAACAGTAACAGGGCATTCTTCATATTCTTCTTTAGAAACTTCACTTACATTAAAATGGGGTTGAAAGCCATATCCCATTACGCTCTCCCCTAAGTAAGTACCAAGCTTCTTTAAAGCCCATTGAAATGCAATATCTTTATATAGGTAATGTTTAGAAAACACAGCCACATATATTTTATGAGAGAAATTTCCTGTTTCTGTTAAGTCAGGATTACATCTGATACAGAAATACTTAATACGTGAAAGTATTTCTTCAACAAACCTTTCATGCTTTTCGCAATCTTCTTTCGTTAAGAACTCTTTCCTGTCATTTGCAATGTAAATAGTCTTGGTAATTTCTTTTGTTTCCATATTGTTTTTTATTAAAGCCCCGAAGCGTATTCTCCGGGGCACAACCATAATTCACTAACCCATGCCATTTATGTGTGGCTCACATTTATGAGGGATAAGCGGGAGTCGAACCCGCACAAGTATCGTCTGCTTTCTCGCTTTCATCCGTAGATTGGTTATCCTACGATCTTTAAACTACTCAACCTGTTACTTACAACTACGGTCTTGATGATTTCCATTTCTATGTACACTTGAAATTTCCATTCATTTAGTCTTAGCACCCTATGACCATTTTATCCCTATGTGGTGGTAACAGGACTTGAACCTGCATGATAGGAGCTTTTTAGTTTTTACAATGAGTGTAATCTCGCCACCTATACCTGCCTTTATATGTTTTTACATCGGGCTACTGCTTATATTACCCCCCCCGTTACCGACAACCTATCTATGAGATATTAAACTTTAGCGTCTACCAATTCCGCCATACCACCTAACTGTTACTTATTCTTCAGTCTCGCCTTCAACGATAATTGAAAGCTGACCGCAAGCGGCACCGTTTTCAATTTCAGACTTTGTTGCAATGGCTACTGCATAATCGTAGCCCATCTTTTCAAGTTGTTTTTTAATCTCTTTCATGATTCTGTAAATTAAATTGTTTATACTAAATTCACTCCCTCGATAATTCCATTACCAAGGTTGTTTTTCTCTGATATGTTATTTGGATTGATTGGAGACAACTTCACAAAAAAGTGTTCCTTATCAAAATGTTTCTCCAGCTTATCCGCATCAAAATCAGATTCATCCACCAATGTTAAATTGATAGTTGTTTTCAGATTACTTTCTGTTCTTATTTGCCCAAGTTCATCAATAGACATTTTCTTCGGATAAGGAATAAGCCAGCCTCTCTTTTCTTCGTCAAAACTGTGTAAGCTAATCTGTAGCGTCACATTGCCTTTCACAAAAGAGAAGTCGCTATCTTTAATGCCAATCGTTGAAACGTAATGGTGAGTATTTGGGAATATTTCCGTAATACGTTCAATTGCTTTTTTTACGGCTTCTATATTTAAGAAAGGCTCACCCATACGAGTGTAGTTAATCTTAAATTCTTTGGAATCATTCGGGTTGTAACCTGCGCTTCTGATAGCAAACAATACTTGTTCTACAATCTCATCTGCTGTAAGATTGCGGTATTTCTTCATATTACCAGTGGCACAGAACTTACAACGTACAGGACAACCGCTCATGGTTGAAACTCCAATCATCCATCTTTCAGCGCGACTTCCGAGATTGTTGTTATCAAGGAAATTCTGTTTTCTTCCTATCGCATCTTTTGTGTAATATGGAAGAAAGGTATCAGTTGTTTCTACCAGCATACCATCTTCAAGCCGCAAGCAGTAAACTGTACCGTTTTTAAAACTTTTACTTTTTACTATATTCATGATTGTATTTTTATGGGTTTGCCCGCTATATCTTCACAGACCGAGCAGGCAGGTTAACAAAGTTACACCTCAACGATTACAATGTCTGGTGCAATCTGTCTGATGGCATCCAACTGTACATCAATGACTTTATTCTTGTATTCCTCAATTGCTTCATTTGCGCCAGCCGACACAAGAGAAAGGGAAACATCTCTACCGTCTACATCAGCGTAAATCTCAACTTCGATTTCTTCACAGGCAAAGCCTTTGAAAAGAGGGATGTTCAGTTTGAATGATTTCGGCAAATTGGAATCAACCACCTGCGAGTAGTTGTCAACTTTGCTGCCGTTTTCCTCCTTGCTGCGCTCAATGTCTTGGTTTACCTTTGCTTTGAAATTCTTCAAAGTAGATACAAGCATCATATTCTGTGACTTGTCAGTAAAGAAAGCACGGTGCATTTTGATGAACTTAGATAACTTGATGGGCTCCCATTTCTTTTCAACGTTGATACCAAACTCCTGCATTTCTTTTGAAGGCTGCAAAATACCGTTGATTTCAGTCTGATAGTAGTTGGTTTCATCAATAGTTAATGCTAACCCCATCTTATCACGATTTACAATGATATTGGTCGCTTTCTGGTTAATCAGTTCGACACGTTTCTCCAACCATCTGAGAGGTGCATCTATCGTTCCATTGATAACTACTCTTTCCTGTTCTTTCGGGTCAAGTGCTACGGGTGCTTCACCTTCACGCAATACTACTTCGATAGGTTTGCCGTTATAGTCTTTCGGCACAACCAAGTTAATTTTGTTTTCGCTCATGATTCTGTTCCTGTTTTACGGTTAATACTGAATACTGTCTTCTGCATTTCTTGCGGCATAATCGGGCGGCTATAAACCAGCTCACCCAACTTGTTATAGAATCCTGCCATCTTTTCCTCGTGATAGAGGATTTTGGCACATTCTTCATTTTCTACAAACTCAGAACCTCTCTTAATGTGGTCCAAAAGTTCCTGCTTTTCTTCGTTCAAAGGTTTCAGACGTTCTTTGAACTCGTCCATAGCCTCTTTCTTTTCTATCTCAATATCATTGATGGTGATTGATACTTCAGCTAATATTTCTTTCTTTTGCGCCAATTCTTCGGGTGTGAATCGGTGAGTATAACCGATTTTCTCCACTGCATCGGCATTGTCCTGAAGAAACTGCCATCGTTCCTGTTCAGGAATGTCTTGTCCTAAAAATTTGTCCATATTATCTATAACTTATTTTGCCAAACTCATTGTAAACCTTTCTTGCAGTACCCATAGTATTATAAACTGGAATATAGCTTCTTTGAGAGGCTTTCTCTATTTGGTGAATACCGCTGGATTTAGGGTTGATTGATTTTTCAGGATGAAAGAATCTTGCTACATCTTGGGGAAATTTTCTTTTCTTCATAATCTCAATTTTTAAATAAATTCATTATTACGTTCAATTTCTTGTTGTGCGTAGATAAGCATCTGTTGTTCGTTAGCGGCAGGCAAATAGATACCTGCCACAGATGCGCTCCAGTTTCGGAAACGGTCAATACTCAAGGTCATTTCACCTGTTGTCAGCTCGGCAGAACTTCTTAAGTAAGTTACTTCCTTACCTTTCTTGTTGACCGTCTTTCTCTCAAACAAATCACGGTTGCAAGTCCTCTTATAAAAATCAATTTTTGCTTCGTCGAGACTGCAACCGTACTCACTACCGAAATACCCTAAAAGAAGATGCAAGTAGCTGTTTTGGGCAAGCGTGCGGTTAGGTAGTTTCTTTTTCACTTCCACCACCGCACGTTCACTAAACAGCTTGTTTACATACTCCTTGAACTTGGGTATTTGAAATTCATTCTTCAAGTCGAACAACATACGCTAAAAAGGCAAATCGTCCTTTACATTGCCATTAACATCAACCGGAGGCGGGAAATTCTGCGGCTGTTGCTGATAGGTCGGTTGTGGCGCTGGCTGTTGTACCGATGTTGTTTGTTGCGATACACCACCACGCGCATCTATTTTGTAGCACCGAATAGATGCCATACGTTTGAGTTCTCCGTCTTGATTCGTCCAAGAACGCCCTTGTAAGACAAATGATACAGTAACAACATCACCCTGATTAAAGCGGTCAAGTTCTGCACACTTATCGCCTGAAAACTCTAAGGGAATAACATTCTCATACTCGCTACGCTCTCCCGTATAAGGGTCGTAAGTGGTAGCATCTAAAATGAACTCCCGTTTTGTAAACGAGGAACCACCGTTTTTGGATGGTATTTGAACAGTTTGTCCGATTTCGGTTATCCGTCCGGTTATTTGATTTGCCATAACCTAATATTACTGGTTCTTTTTATTATATATTGCAATCTCCACATATATTCACAAGGGAATCAAATTCTTCTCGTGAATATTCAAATCCATTGATTACGATTACCTCGTTACCATTTTGGTCAAAATAAACTCCATCATTCATTTCCAAAGATTTTAGTGTCAGTTATCAATTTTCTGTTTTCTTCCAAAAACCGGATAAATTCCTCACAATGATTAGTAAGAATAGGAATATCACGTTCAGGATTGAAAACGTATGTTTCTGTATAGGTATCTACCACATAACCGCCTTTGTTGAACTCTACAATGTTATACTCAAATGTCCGTACATCCGACCCATTCTGCATAAGAGCATAAGGATAAACTAAATGCTGGTGGTGATCTTTGAACTTTCCCACGGTATAACTACCGGTTGTTTTGATGTCGTGAACACTGGTAGGCATCAGTTCGTCAATCAAACCATAAACCAATACACTACCGTATGCAGTAGGCAAGATGGCTTCTACTCTTTGTTGGGTTAATGCTCCTTTGTAGTAGTTGGCAAACTCGCGGCAAAGGTCAATGTGAAAAGTGAAAGTGCGATTGTTGTAAACAGCTTTTATCCCGTAAAGTTTTCCATCATCGTGATATGCCTTGCTAATTTCCATTATAGAAGATTTACGGTTCTCAATCATACAATCAATGATTTCATTGAAAGCCGTGCCACGGTCTGCCGCTTCGCTATCGAATGGCTTGCGGTTAATCCGGTCTATCAGTTCTTGAAACTGTTGTTCGTGAAATTCTTCAGGAGTATGGGGTGGATTTTCTGACCACCCCCAGTACTTATCCCAAATCACATCACTATTCAGATATGCCCCAAAGGCATCAAGAAGCGTTGCGTAAATACGATATTTAGGCTGCTGGTTCATATTTCTTTTCTGAATTAAGTTTCAGATTCAAAGACTTCGCTTTGTTAGCTACCAACTTTGCCGCCATTTGCTTTGAAGAACCAACGTGCTCAAAGTTATCTATTTGCGCGATAAAATTATTGGCAGATTCCGCATCCGTAATAAGTTCGATCTGTTCTTTTATCTCTTCAATAACTTTATCATACTTTTCCTGTGCCTCTTTCTTGGCAGCAAGCATACCCAAATACGAATTGATTATCTTGGCGGTGATAAAGTCGTTCTTTGCGGTTGGATTACCATTCTTGTCAAGGATGGTAGGAACTTCCATCACTGAAGGAAGATTGCAAGTATTCTTACCGTCATTTCTTGAAGTTGGGTCAAAAGTGATGGTACGTCTTTGGACGCCTCTTTCGCTTTTCATTTCA